CACGCCGTTTTCACTGTACCCGCTGGTTTCGGTTAGCTGGCCGATCAGCTGGTCATCGCTCACGCGCTCTAACGTCGCGCCTACCGCCATGCTGCCAGCCGTGTCTATCTCAACCCAAAGCTCAGCCTCAATGGTGCTGGTCAAAGCCAAGCCGCCGAGCTGGGTCACGCCCCGAACGGTTGCAATCCACCCTGAAACGGCATCGGTCAGCTGATCGCCTACCGCCGGCAGTTCAGGCCCGGTCTTGTAGGTAACCCGCGTGTAAGCCTTAATGTCGCCGCTGAACACATCAAGGCCCGGATCAATCAAGACCTCGATCAAATCCCGCGTTTCGCCTGCAAAGCTGGCGTTGGACTCAAGCACCCAAGCGTTTGGAAAGCCGGTAGGCGTTGTCGTGAACAGCTCGGCGCGCTGCCCTTCGACCTGAAGATTGGATGAAGCGTAGCCTCGGCTGCCCAATGCAACCCTTGTGCTCTGGACGACGGCATAAAGCCAGCTTCGGTCGCTTGCTCGATCGCTAAAGAAATGCAGGCCGTATGCTGGCCCGCCGGGTGCAACTTGCACAAGGTTTCGGTAGGCATCAACGTCGTCGCCCAAATCCCTGCCGTCGTAGCGAATCATTCCCTCAAGCGAGCTGTACCCGCTGCGATAGGCAACTTCATAGTTCAGGCAGTCGCGCAGTGTGCCGGGCGGCAGCCGAAGCTTGTCTTCGTTCTGGTCAATGCCGGTTGTGGCTGGGATCATGACCATTGCTTATGTACTCTGATTGAATCCAGGGCTGACCGCTCGCGCGGCAGGAAGTTGGTCGCGATACAGCGCGTTCATTGCTTCGTCCAGCTGAAACTGAACCGTAGTAATGCGCTGCGAGGCCTCGTCGAAAAACGCATAGTGACGCAGCGCGTGATAGAGAATCACGTTATCTACATCGTCAGGCATGGCAGGCTCGCAACCGTCTTTTAAGTCCATCATCTGCGGCTTACGCAAATAGTCGAAGTTGATAATATTGGCCTTGCTGGGCGTTGGGAACAGCTCAATCTGCCCGTCCGGCAGCACCGTGAACGCTCTTGGCTGGCCAGGCGTCGTGCTTGCAATTCTGCGGCCATACTGAGCAACCCAGCGCGGATAGGGAATATGGAAAATGCGCTGCTGCCGGCCATCCATGAGTATGTGCTGCGCGATTTGCGGATGCTTGTATGGCAAAATCTTCTTAAAGTCAGGAAACACCAGGCTGATGTCGTACCGGCCCACGCCCTTTTCTAGCTCAAGCTCGCCTTCTTTAATCCTGAATCGCCAGTCGTCGCGCTGGCGTTCAATCTCAAGGTTAGATACCCGAATCCAGCGAATATGATCGCGTACAACGCTGTCAGTCACGCCAACAACCGTTGTGATATTGTCGGGCTCAACCGCGCCGCTCATGGCGGCGAGGTCTTTAACAAGCTCAAGTAAGGTAGCCATTAGACTAGCTCGTCGCCTGATTCACCAAACAGCTCGTCGGTGTCAAAGCCCAGCTTTTCAAGCAGCAAATAGCGGATTTCTTCGGTTTCGGTATCACGCGGATATTTAACCCGAACTCGCTTGCAAATCTTCGCCAGTGTGCGCCGAGGCGTTTTCTCAAAGTGGTTCAGGTTAGTGGCGATAATTTGAAACTGCTGCTTTTGCCCAACCGGCAAGCGCTTGGTTGCGGGGTCATCGCCTGCGTCAGCCATGCGGAATCGGTCAACAGTGATGAACTCGTTGACAATGATTGGCGTGCCTTTGCTGTCCTGCGTCCTGCGCTGCACAATTTCTTTATGCTTAGCGCCCTTGATGATGTTGTATACCGGATAAGGCACTGTGCAAGTGACTCCCCACGGAACTAAAACTTGGTGGCCAGCCCACGTAAACGGGTGAGGCTGCTGCCCCTTCATGCCTTCTGGCTTGGTAATCTGAACGATTCGTCTGCGGCCCTGCCAAATTCCGCCAGGCGCAAGGTTTAGGCGCATTAGCGCGAGCAAGTCTGGTTTGCTCATGCCGGTATCCAGCACCTTAATTTTCTGTTCGTCAATGTCGTTTTCTTGATTTGCCTTCAGCGCGTCAATCTTGGCTGGGTTATCAAAATCTAACGGCTCCGGCTCTTCAGTCGCTTTGCCCAAGCGCGTCAGTAACGCCTTACGCACCGCGGCATCGCCGTCCTTCGGCGTGACTTTTACTTCCATCTGCTTGGCAAACTCATTAAGCGCCTTGCGATCGCTTGATTCAAAATTGTTAGCAATCGCAGTTGCTAGGTCGTTTTCATTGCTCATTGTTCTCTTGCTCCAAGAGAAGCCCCTGAATGCTCAGGGGCTCCTGTAGTTGCTGAGCGCCAATTAGGCGGTCAGATCGTCCGTAACACCTACTTCCAAACGCACAACCCACGTGTCGTTAAGAATTAGCTGCAAATCCCACCAGTGCGCTACTGCCAGCACGTTCAGGTTTGCAGGGTCAGCCTTGTCAGCGTCATCCAAAATCTGAACGGATACGTTGCCCCAACCATCATCGTTGTCGCCTTTCAAGTCGGCTGCGCCAAGCGCGCCCATACCGACAATCAAGACTGGATAAACATCAATGTTAGTTCCGCCAGTTGACTTCATGTTGGTTGTACCAACTGCAGCGCCAGCATTGATGATAGGCGTCAGCTCAGGAGACAGCAACCATCGGGTATTTTCGACGTTGCCTTTCTCGTGCTTGCTGATTGCCTTGGCCGAACCGTATTCAGCCGGTGTCACAAAACCGTCCACTCGACGCAAATCGGGCAGCATGTTTGTATGGCCAAAGGAAATGAATGAAGGCTCGATTGGAACCGTGCCGTTAAACATGCCGCCATCATCAACCTCGGTGAAGTGCATCGCTTTCGCGTCGTCCAACAGTCGGATTCCTTCTTGGATAATACCCAAGGAGATAGGGCCGTCAACGTCGTCAATCGCGGCGTGAGCCGGATCATTCCGAAGAACGGTTGAAGCGGCAAGCCATTTAGACCAGCCGACTGCGTTTCGGATTCGCAGCACCTTGTCTTTCAGCTGCTCAACCGAGTTGGCAACGTGGTCGTCCTCAGAAAGACGGCGAGCACGGCTTGTGACCGCGTAAATCTCTACGCGCTCTTCAAACGTACCAGTAACGTCTTCATAAGTGACCGCTTGCCAGTCAGGGTTCACGCCTTCGGTAATGGTGGTCGTAACGACAGCATCATTAACCATTCGGCGCCAGCTGGCGGTTTCGGCTTTGTTTTCGGGAACCGGCTTTAGATCGAGTGCCGGAATAAAAATATCGTCTGCGCGTGCACGCTCCAGGAGCTCAGCAATTGCGACGACGTTTGTACGGTTGCCAGTACCGGAGACAGTGCCTCCAAGGTCGGCAATACCACCGTAATGGCGGGCTTGATTAGCCATGACAAATTACCTCTTTCGTCGTTGTTTTTTAGGATCGCGTTTTTTAGCATCCATATACTTGGCAAACGCCTGCCTGTCTGTCATTGGTCGCTGAACTGCGGATTGTCCGGTAATACCGGCTCCTTGGCTCTGCGGCGAAACAGTTGGCTTGCGCCGGCCGTTATTGGCTGCACTTGCTTGCTGTCGCGTTGATTGCTGATTGCCTTCATTGGCAGGTTTATTTTCACCTAGCTTGAACTGCTTCTTGTACGTCGAAATGGCGGCTGCCACTTCATCGCCGTTGTCGCTGTTCAGTTGCCGGGCAAGAGCGCTTCTGTTCGGATCAGCCTCAAGCTGCACGCGCCATGTCTGAAAATGGGGAGTTTTCAGAATACTGAGAAAGTCCTCATGGGTTTTCGACACTCGCTGCATTTCTCGGTTTGTCCAAGTCTTGCGCTCTTCATCAAGCTGCCGCTGAATTTCTTCAGCCTCTCTTCGCGCTTCCTGGCTCGCCGTTTCAAGGCCACCAAAGATGTTCTTCAGTGCGCCTGCTTCATCGGGGAACTCGGCAGATACTTCTTTCCAAGCATCTGATGCCTCCAAGTCTTTAGGAGTTGGAGGGTTAGTTCTGGCTGCTTTCATTTCCTGGAGTTGATTTTTCAAGTCCTGGTTTTCTCGCTGGATGGGGGCCAGTCGTCCATAAAGCGAAGTAAATTTTTGGTGATAGTCCTGCGCCTGCGCCTGAAGCTGGTCAAAGGTTTCTTTGGCCCCTTCGGGCAGGCTGTTGATCATTGATTCATAGCTTGCTTGAGGGTCTGGATCGTCGCCCTCGTCATCATCGTCAGCCTGGCTTTCTCGGCTAGGCTGGCGCGGCGCGGCTTCATCATGCTCGTCACCATGCTCGTCGTCATCGTTCTCGTCGTCATCAATTTCAGGGTCGTCGTCGCCTTCGGCCTTGCCGATTAGGCTTTCTTCGCCGTTCTCATGCAGCTCGCGGCGGCGCTTCATTTCAGAGGCAAACGCCTCTTCGGGCGTCAACTGCTCGTCAGCTTCCTGAATTTGTTCATCGTTCGAGTTCAATTGATCCATTTTCTATTTCTCTTGGGAGTTCGAGTAAATCTCGAAGTCGTTGAATTTCACCTCTGATCGAAGCCAGTTCGTCGCCTTTGACTGATGGGTTCGTCAGTAATTCCATCATTGTAGCTATTTCTTTATTAGCCCACAGATTAATTGTTTTCCAAGTTGTGTCGCCATGATCGAACATTAGATTGAATCAAATCCTTTTTGCATGTTAAGTGATCGAATCCTCTGCTCATTAGCCTCAAGGCGCAATTTAAACCCTTTTGAAAACTCGTCGGCTTGGTTTCTGGCCTGAACGCTCTGCATTTCTTGCTCTTTGAACATGACTTCAATCTGGCGGTCGCGCTCTTTGTCCTGCATCTTGGCTTCCAGCTCCTGCCAGCTAATGTCTTGGTTTCTCGCTAGGCGCATCGCTTCTTCCTCGCGCTCCATTTCAGCGACAAGAATTCGGGTCTTGTTGTCGTCGGCCGATATGGCCTGTCGAATAATGTCGCCCATCGACGCGCCGCCAGTGTTCTGCATGGCTTGGGCGGTCATTTGGGCAATCATTGCCTCCGCTTCGGCCTTGCCAGCGCCAGCCTCAGCAGCCGCAAGTTTGGCCGCAGCTTCTTTCATGGCCATTTCCTGCATCGGGTCTGGCGCCTGCTCTGCGTCTTCAGGCAGGAACAGACGGTCAACAGGCACATCCATTTGCCCGATCGTCAGCTTGTAAAGCTCAGTCATGTCCAGCTTGGCGCGCATTTCGGGGTCACTTGCAGCCATTTGCATGACCATCATCAAGTGCTGAGCCTGCTTGTCTTTAACCAAAAGGTAGCTTGCGCCGCGCGCCTCGACTTCCATTTCGATCTTGATTGAGTCGTCTTCGTGCCATGCCATGAGCCACCAGTAAAAACGGGTAATCATTGGAGCCGTTACCTCGTCATCCCAGCTGTGCGCGTACTTCCGCTGCACAATGTTTTGCTGGTTGAAGATCATCTGAAGGCCGCTGGCTGTTTGCTGAACTTGGTTTGCAGCCTCGCCGTGCGCCATCATCGGCAGCTGTGTCGCGCTGTCGGCGTTCTGAACGGCCACTTGATACATTGGCATGATCATCGGCAGCGAGCTTTCGATATTGGTGAAGCTGATCACATCGTTGATTGAGTTGACGCGGGTGTCTGTTACACGCCACGTTTTAGGCCGATCGACTAGATACGAGCCGTCGGCCGGAACTGCCTTGCCATCCCAATAAACCACTTGCGGCCCGGAACACAGCATTGTGTTGATCTGAGCGGCTTCGTAGCAGATGTCGATCGTGCGCTGCGGGTCGCGCATGATGCGGCATACGCCCTGGCTGTTCATAATGTCGGCTTGGTCGCGGCGGTACGGTACGACGTAGTACGGCACGCGGTCGTCGCCTAGAATCGAATTCAGGTCGGCTTTAAGCGCCCGGCCTTGGCAGAACCACACCTCACCCCAAAACATTTCCAGCGGGTCAACATCCCGCTCCTCGATCAAGCCGAGGCGCGCTAAAAGCTCTGGCCGTATAACGCCGTGATATTCCCAAACGACATACTCGCGCTCATTTGCTGAAGCGTCGTCGTTGTCTGCGCCGCTTAGGATGTTATCGCGCTCAGTCAGTAGCGTTGTTTCGCTGTCAGATAGGCTTGCGCCGTCTTCCAGCAGGCCGCGAAGCTGGTCTTCGTCAAATCCTAACTGGCCCAGCGTCGCGAGCTTGCTTGGCGTGTAACGGTGCATTTCAAACGCGCCCGCGCATTCATCCATTGACCGAACCGGGCCTTCCAAAAACAGCATCCACGGATCGCAATGCGTTACGCCGGGGATTGTGTCAACAACGGTCTGAAGCTCAACCGTCGGGTTTTCGGTGTCCAGCATCGGCTGGCCGTCTTCATCGAGCATTTCCGTGCCGTCTTCATAAAACAGCGGCTCGAAGGTTCTTCGTACAACGCGCTTTGAGGCCTGGCGGGCATACGGGCCTTTAATTACACCAACGCCTAACCGGCAACTGTCGTGGATTGACCGTCGCCCATGCTTGGCGTACTGGCACTGGCCTAAATAATCAGCAATGTACGTGCCTGCCTGCTTAACTGCGGCTTTGGCCGTGTCTGCGTCAATCTCGTTGCCGTCAATGTCCAGCGAATGCGGAGAAGGCTTTAGCGCCCAATTAGGATCGTTAGTAGGGAACAGCATGTCGCCGCAGCGCGCCGCAGCGAGCTCTACTTTTTCAGCGGTCTTGTTATCAACCGGCATATCGTCCAGCGCATCATCTTCGTCGTCGCTTCCGCGCGCCCGAAGGCCCCAATATTGCCGCTCGTCTTCGAGCCATTTTTGCTCAATGCTCAGCTTGTGGTTGACTGCGCGGTCTTTCCTTGACTCAAGCTCGCTGACAAGCGCCTCTAAGCTTTGCTCGTTGCGAAAGGCTATTTCGTCTTCTTCGTCGTCAAAAATAAAATCTGACTCGTCGAGCAATTCAGGGCCGTCTTCATCTTCACCGAGGGCGTCGTCAAGCAGCTCTTCGGGAAATTCCGCATCTTCGACCGGGAAGCCATTGTCATCAAGCACTGCGTTCATCATTTAAGCCTCTGTCCGAAGTTCATTTTGCCGGTGTTTTTTGGAATCATCGTGGCCTGCTGCTGCGTCATACAAATACGCGGGCCTTCGTCGACCAAGTGGCAGGTTGCGTCCATAAGGTGATCGTTCACCTTTTTTATCTGGCCTTTGTCGTCGTAGTGGAACATTCGATATTCCTCAAGCCATTTCCGCAGCGTGCTGTATACCTTTATTTTACCAGTCATTAGGCCTTGGCGCACCTTTTCGATTCTGGCTTCCTTGCCTGGCTTGTTTGCGCCCATAATCGGGCATCCGGCATCGTGATACTCGTCAATCATTTTCTCGCCGTTTGTAACACCGGCCAGCCTGACATCGCCGATTCCAGGTATCCATTTGCCGCGACTGTTGATAGCTGCAGCATGGACTGGAATTACCAGCTCTCCGGCTTTGTGTTCGTCGTACAAGTACCAGGTCGCAGTATCTCGGTCAAACGCGCCCCAAGTAACGGCGGTGTTGTGCCAGCCACCGTCAAACCCAAACGCCCTCGGCCAGTGGTTTGGGATTGTTTCAAGCGGCTCAATAACAAAGCTGCTTTCCGGTATTGGATAGACAGCGCCCACGCCCAGCGTTGGCATACCCTTGCTCACAGTGTCTCGCATGTAGGTTGGAACATTGGCCAAAGCCCCTTTTTTCCACTTTGCCGTAAGGTGCGGCACGTCATCCCAAGTGCAGTTGATCACCTTTCTGGATGAATCTTGCTCGCCGGTAAACAGCACGACAATTTCGGTCGCGCCTTTCTTGGGAGTATGTGTGAGCATGATACACGGATGTTCAGATCCTCTCGTTCTGGTCACAAGCTCCTGATAATGCAGGATTGGCGGCGGTTCATCCATCCAGCCAAGATCAAGGTTTTCGCCAGCCCAATCAATAAA